CTAATAAGAAAGGTGACTTACTTAGAGGGTTCAGGAACTTCAACAAAGGTAAGAAGACTTCCAGAACATTCCTTAACCAAATCATAGACTTAGTGGCATAGATGATAAGACTAACCAAAAACGGCTCTACTAGCACCCCTCTAAGGGCCCTAGCAGGCCTAGGTAGTACCCTAGGTACCCTGGATTTAGCCCCTGCCATAGCCCCTTATAGGGAGAAAAAGATTTCAAAAATAGTGAATAAAATGCTTGACTCTTGGTTCGCCAGAGTGCATAATAACGGTATATTAAATAATAAATGTGAGGACATATAATATGAAAGCAACAGATAGAGAGAACTTAATCTCAACACTCCAAAGCCAGGACAATGGCACAGGAGTTTTTACTCGTAAACAAATCATTGAAACTGCCAAGTCAATTGGCCTAGGTTTCCCAGCGTGGTTGGTTAACGGTATGCCAGAAGTCAAAGTTGACAGAGGCGTTTATAACTTGACCAGTATGTTTGGTGGACAGGTTGCACAGGCACAGCCCATTGCAGAAGTTCAACAAGTACCTTTAGCAGTAGTTGAAACTCAGCCTAAAGAATTGGTTCAAGCTCAACTTAGAGTTGATGTAGAAAATCTTGTCCCAGGAAAAGACAAGACTTTTGTTCCATTTGGATTCTACAAAGATCTAAAAACAGTTTTAAGTACCAGCATGTTCTACCCAATATTCATTAGTGGGTTATCAGGTAATGGTAAAACCACAATGGTTGAACAAGTATGTGCTAATCTAAAGCGTGAGGCTATTAGAGTTAATATTAGTATTGAAACCGACGAGGATGATTTAATCGGTGGAAATACTCTAGTTGACGGTAACGTCGTCTACAGAGAAGGGCCCGTCCTCACCGCGATGAAGCGGGGCGCTGTTCTTATTCTTGATGAAGTCGATAGGGGTTCAAACAAGTTGATGTGCTTACAAGCCATCCTTGAGGGGAAGCCTTATTTCAACAAGAAGACAGGCGAAACCGTAACTCCTGCTCCTGGATTTAACTTAGTGGCAACTGCCAATACTAAGGGTCGAGGTTCAGATGATGGCAAGTTTATTTCAGCCAACATACTTGACGAGGCATTCCTAGAAAGGTTTGCAATTACAGTCGAGCAGGAGTACCCTACAATGGCTACCGAGAAAAAGATTGTGTTGAAGAAGATGGATAGAGTCAACAATGTTGACGAAGACTTCGCGACACACCTTGTTACTTGGAGTGATGTAATAAGAAAAACTTATTACGAAGGCGCAATAGACGAGTTAATATCTACTCGTAGATTGGAGCACATTGTTAACGCTTTTGCAGTGTTTGGAGACAAACAAAAAGCAGTTCAACTTTGTGTTAACAGGTTCGATGAAGACACCAAAGAGGCATTCATAGATTTGTATGCCAAGGTTGATCCAACTGTTGAACTAGAACAACAAATGGAAGACGATGCAGAACAGGAGATACACGAAGATGGCGAAGACAGCTAAGCCAGAGTATAAGTTCAACGAGGGAGCTCTCATAGACGAGCTCCGTCGTTATATAGACTTGACATACAATGGACATTACAGCAGAAACAAATTCCAATCAACGGAATTTATCAGTGATTGTGGGCATGGTATAGGATTTTCAATAGGAAATATTCTAAAGTATGCACAACGATATGGCAAAAAAGGTTCACCAGAGGACCATAGGAAAGACCTAATGAAGGTTTTACATTATGCCATTATTGCACTTAACGAACACGACAAGAGCACAACAAAACACTATCTAGACGACTAATAAATACTGGTATGAACCAAGGTATTATATTAGGCTGTCTACAACAGAACCCAGGTTGGCAAGGCGCTTTAGGAGCGTTAGATCCAAACTGGGTTAACCTCAAAAGATCAGGTGGCGCACATAAAATCGCTACCTTCATGCGCAAAGAGGGTTGGGATATAGAAGTTCTAGATTACTGGTTGGCCTTTGAAGAAGAAGAGTTCAAACAATTTATCCGTTCAAGAGTAACAAAAGATACAAAGTTCATAGGTGTGAGTGTTACCTTTGGATATAAGCTACAACTATTACAACGAGCACAAGAGCATCTTAAATGGTTAAAGAAAGAGTATCCTGATGTTACAATAATAGCAGGTTCAAAGATGCTGGTAGACATAATGGTTTTACCTTGTGATTATTATGTATGTGGTTATGGAGAGTATGGATTAATAAAACTTTTAAAAGGTGAAGCAGTTATAACAGAGTATAAAGGATTAAAAACTGTTATGGCAGATAGGCATCACCCTTGTTTCCCTAGTAAGGATTTGGTAGTTGAGTATGAGGACAGAGATTATATTCAGCCTTCAGATACTCTAACCTTAGAACTATCCCGTGGTTGTAAATTCAAATGTAAGTTCTGTTCATACAATGCAATAGGTATGAAAGGAGACTTAACTAGGGATATGAATACCTTGTATGATGAGATGTTATCTAATTATGAGAAGTGGGGAGTAACGAGTTACCATGTAGCAGATGAAACAACAAACGATAATCAAGAGAAAATAAAATTTGCTGGTAGTGAGATACAACGACTACCTTTTACGCCTAATCTAACAGGGTTTGTTAGGGCAGACTTACTTACAAGAAGAGAGGATGATAAAAAGTACTTAGCAGAGATGGGATTTTGGGCTCAGTACTATGGCATAGAAACTTTTAATCAACAAGCAGGAAGGACAGTAGGTAAAGGTATCGATCCAGAAGAATTGAAAGTAGGTTTACTAGAAGCAAAAGACTATACGATTAAACAATGTGGTAGATATAGAGCAACGGCAAGTCTAATACTAGGACTACCATATGAAACATCAGAGAGCCTCTATGACGGCCTAAGATGGTGGAAGGATAACATGTCTACAGAGAATCTAGTAATGCAACCACTTTATATAAACAGGCATTTAGATGAAAATATTTTTGCGTCTTCAGAGTTTGGTAGAACATGGAGGCAGTCAGGCCACTTCCATCCAGAAGAACTTAGAGAAGAGCTAACACCAGAGGATTTAGAAGAGTTCTCAGAACATCCTATGCTACAAGGTTACGCAAAGCGATTACATGCACAAGACTATAACTTACATTGGAGCCACGATACTTATAATTGGAAGTCAGCTATATTAGAATTAATTAGAACAATGGCACAGGGTTTGTATGACCCTAGAGATAATAAGATAATGACATGGGACTTGTTTAACTTTATAACACCTGGAACATACACATATGATAGTGTATTAGAACAAACAATTATGGGTTATGATGTGGAAAAACTTACAAAAGACACAAATCAATACCTCCAAAACTATAAAAATTCTAAATTGGCCTTATAAATAATATAAATAGTAGACAATAATTGGAGATAATTAAATGGCATATACAGTAACTTGGACATTGACTAGGCCTAATGAGGGCACAGCAATACCTACTATAACTAGCTTTGATTCAGACAATAAAGCAGCTAATGACACCATCTTTTTTGATAATGGTGTAACAAAGACCTATGATGTAGATGGTTTAGTAACTAGAGTTATTTTCACAGCAGCAGATAAAGCAACATATGATACAGCAAAAGCTGCTTCAGATGCTGTGACAGGTGAAACAGCTCTTAGAGCAAGCTATAAACAAGCACTAATTGACGCATCAATAACTTGCGTCGTTGTAGATTCAGATGGGACAGAACTAGCAAACTTCTAAAACAACACAATTATATTATGAACTTCGGCGAGAGAATAACTTACGATATTGACGGCCATGTAGCCATAATGACAATACATGGTGAAGGTCCTATGAATATCTTAACACAAGATTATTACTCAGGATACAACGATGCCATCGTTGAATTTAGAGAGGATGATTCTAGAATCCTCGTTATCAAATCAGACAAAGACAATTTTACAGCAGGCTTTGATGTCAACGAGCTTGGCCCTTGCATCAGAGAAGGCTGGAGTAACATGTACACAGATGGTGACATGGTTACACCAAAACCAATTGTATCAGCAATAAAAGGAGCTTGCATTGGTGATGGTGTAGGTATAATGTTAGCAAGTGATTTTGTATTTGTAGACAACACATTAAAAATAGCATGTCCTGAAACTAAATTAGGAGTTAATGCTGTTACACTACAGGTTAAACTAACACAAAGGATAGGCCATAATAGAACAATGGAATTCATGATGGGAGATATACATGATGCAGAATGGCTAGACAAAGTTGGTTTATGTAATAAGATTTGTGAAGATCCTATAGCAGAGGCAATAGACTATGCACACAAAATTGCTAATGAAAATGGACCTCTCGCTGTTCGAGGAACTAAAGGTGCTATTTGGCATACAGTAAATTCTAATATGGATGAAGCAATATCTTATGCTTTATGGGCTAAAGAAATGACTGAAGAGTCAAAGGATTTTGAAGAAGGAATGAAGGCTTTTTTAGAGAAGAGGCCACCAGTATTTAAGAATGAATGAAGAAGATCAACCTTTAAGACAGACAGTATTAGGAAAACATGGTTGCATTTCTTTTGCAGCTAGGTCAGGTGTAAGATATAAATGGATGTTACATGAGTCTGAACAGTGGTTTAATAGAGCTAAACAAGTACAAGGACCTGAATGGTATTGGAGTGGAGATGTTGAACCAATTGAATATGTGTTTGACACTTTAGGATTTAGAAACAATAAAGAGATAGACGAAGTAAGTGGACATGACAGATGGTGGTTATTTATTGGAGGCTGTTCTGGTATTGCACCTGGAGTTCATACAAAAGATATGGTGTCTAATCTTATAAGTAAATATGCAGACATTCCTGTTTATAATATGAGTACATATGGTGACAGGCCAGAGTTTATTCTTAATAATATATTGGAGATGTCTAAAAGGTGGTTCAATGAACCTAGTAGAATTATAGTACAAATGGCAGAGAATTTTACAGGAACATATAAGTTATCAAATACTAATCAAATATCAAATTTAGATTATGCTGGTTCTATGTTAAAAGGTGGTAATACTTTTACCTTTTTAAGACCCTATGAAGAACAGAAGATTTCTGTAGGTCAACACAGACTAGCGTACAAAACAATTATAGATTGGTGTTATACTAATACAATTCCTTTAACATGGTTATATACTGGACACCCAGATAAAAATGCAACATATAATGAGTATCCACTACAAGATTTTATTAAAGTTTTTGGACACAATTCAGCATCTTATTTTGAAAAATCAGATTCCTTTGATGATAGGACAGAAAAAGTTAGAGACATGATAATCAAACCTTTTATGGAATGTAAAGTGGCAGCGAATTTAACAGCAGATGATGTGGGTAGAGATTTGTATCACCCTAGTGCAATGAAACAAAAAACAATGGCTCAAAAAATAACAAATCATTTTTTAGAGACGAAAAGAAACTTTTAAATGGTCCTATAGGCCATTGACTTTTAGTATGAAAGAACCTATAATAGCAGTATAGGTTTAAAAACTGGAGTATATTATGAAACTTAGCAAAGAAACTCTTGATGTTCTCAAGAACTTCGCAACAATAAACACGAACATTCTAGTTCGTGAAGGAAATACGCTTTCTACTATTAGCACAGGCAAAAATATATTTGCTAAAGCTGATATTAAAGACCCGTTTCCAAAAGAATTTGCAGTGTATGATTTGAATCAACTACTTTCACTTCTTACTGTAATGGAAGATACTGATGTAGGCTTTGGAGAAGAAAGTCTTACAGTAACAAAAGGCAAATCTGTCTTTGAATACTATTACGCAGACCCTAACATTATTGTTAGTGCACCTGATAAAAGTATTGAAGTAGATACTTTCTTCCAATTTGATTTATCCAAAGATGATATTGACATGATCATGAAAGCAGCAGCTATAACAGCAGCACCTATGTTGAGTGTGATTGGTGATGGATCTGAGGTAGTAGTTACAGTAGGAGATCCTGCTACACCTAAGTCTAATTCCTTTAGACAGGTTATAGGTACAACAGACAAAACCTTTGACGCTAAACTAGCAGTTGAAAACTTTAAGGTTGTCCCTTCAGGTTATACGGTTACTTTATCTGAGAAAAAGTTCATGTTCTTAGAAAGCAGTAATGGTAATTTAAAATATTGGTTGGCGCTTGAGCGTTCTTCCACAATTGGAGGTTAATATGGACGAAAATAAATTAGAGGTTACTATTCGTGAAGCCACAAATGGCTGGATAGTAGAACTTAATCGTGAAGGTGAGACTGTAGAGTATATTTTCACAAGGCCTAACCCAGCAATTAACTTGGTTAGAAAAGTAATGAAGGGTGAACTAGACCCGTTTAATTTGGAGGATGTAGAGTGAGCGAATTAACACCAGTAGTCCCTGATTTTGTAGTAAAGAAAATGGTTTATACTACATCAGGAGAAAATAAATGGGTAGAGATGACAAAAGAAAATCTATTCAATGGAAAAAGAGTAATAGTTTTTGGTCTACCTGGAGCGTTTACACCAACATGTTCTGGCCAGCAATTACCTGGTTATGAGATGTTGTATTCTAATTTTAGAGATGCAGGTATTGATGATGTTTATTGTGTTACAGTAAACGATTCATTTGTTTGTCGTGAGTGGGAAATAGATCAAAATCTAGTTAATGTAAAAGTTATACCTGATGGTAGTGCAGAGTTCACTATTAAGATGGGTATGGATGTCAGAAAAGACAACTTAGGTTTTGGTATTAGATCATGGAGATACGCAGCTATCATTGATGATGGTAATGTAATACAATCATTTGTTGAAGATGGATTTCAAGACAATTTAGAAGGCGATCCTTACGATGTAAGCACACCTGAAAATGTACTAGACAATGTGAAAGCTTATGGCTGGCCTAGTAAGTATGAAGGTAGTTATGATGCTAATGGAAGTCCAGTACCACTTGAAGAAGGTACTGAAGGTAAGCATATAGATCTAGAGTTTTCAGAAACGACAGATGTTAAGGAGACTTTTTCCTAGACCTTTTTACCCTCGGAAAATGTGGCCGATATTTTGGAGCAAAAAAAGTTCGCCTAAAATTATGGAGATAATATGACAACAACACCAGAACAATTTTTATGGGTTGAGCGATACAGACCCAGAGTAATACAAGATTGTGTATTGCCTGAAAGTGTTAAGAAGCAGTTTACACAATTCATTAAGAAGGGAGAGGTTCCTAACTTACTATTGTCAGGTACTGCAGGCACAGGTAAAACTACTATTGCACGCGCGTTGTGTAATGAACTGGGGTGTGACTATATTGTTATTAATGGTAGTGATGAAGGTAGACAGATAGATACCCTAAGAACTAAAATTAGGCAGTTTGCATCAGCAGTATCATTTGAAGGCAAGACTAAGGTTGTTATTCTTGATGAGGCAGACTACATGAACAGAGATAGTGTTCAACCAGCCCTTAGAGGGTTCATAGAACAGTTTGCTGAGAACTGTAGATTCATATTTACATGTAACTATGCTAACAAACTTATAGAACCCTTACATAGTAGGACAACTGTTATAGACTTTAAATTAAAACCCTCAGATCGCCCTGTATTAGCCTCTAAGTTCCTTAAAAGGATGGAGTATATACTAGACACCGAGGGAGTAGAGTACAACCAGAGGGTGCTCGCTGAGCTCCTAAATAAGCACTTTCCTGATTATAGAAGGGTACTAAATGAACTGCAGAGGTACTCAGCAGGCGGTATTATAGATGAGGGTATATTAAGTAACTTCCAAGAAATTAATGCTAAGGCCCTTGTGGAAAGTCTTAGGGGTAAAGATTGGCGTAAGATGAGACAATGGGTGGCAAACAATGTAGACACAGACCCACAGGCTATATTCCGTCAAATATACGATATACTCCTCCCTGAGATTAAGAGCCCAGCTCGATTAGTAATGGATATTGCAGATTATCAGTATAAAGCAGCATTCGTTGCAGATCAGGAGATTAACTTGACAGCGTGTTTAACACAAATCATGGTAGATTCGGAATTTAAGTAAAATGGCCAAAGACGCTTGGATACAGATTAGGATTGAAAAATCAAAAAGAGAAGAAATTAAGAAAGAAGCTAAGAAAAGAAATATGACAGTTTCCCAACTAATGTTAGAAGGATATGAAACATTGAAAGAAGGGAAATATATTGACTTTAAGTAGAATATGGAAGTTATGGTGTATGTCCCTAGGAGAAAAAGCAAGCGATGATTCTGCAGAAGCAGACATGGTTGCTATTTTCAGAACAATCGTTGTTCTTGTTAATTTCTTTACATGCTTCTTCATTATAGCAGGAGTGATAAGGCATTTTTAATGGATAACGATACAGATATAAAAATATTAACAATATATTTTATAATAATAATGTTAATAATCAGTTACAGTTTTGGTTAATATGAGTGATAGTATATTAGAAGGATTTGGCGATCCAATAGAAGAAATTAATGAAGAAGAGTTTCAAGAGAAACTTAAAAAGATTTCTCCTTTTGACTTTGCTAACAGCATCTATACAAAAAACAATATTATGGTAGATGAAAGGACTGAAAAAGAATATAATCCTTTCATGGTAAATCGTGCAATGGGCTTTGGTAAAGATACTTGTATTGCAGCTAATGAAATGAATTCACGACATCATTTAGATAATAAAATGCAGTTTGACTTTTTATTTGATGTCGTTAGGCAAGGCAAAAGATACAATAAATGGCTAAAGAATGATGAAGAAAATATAGAAGCAATACAGAAATTTTTTGGTTATTCTTTAATTAAAGCAAAACAGGCCCTCAGTCTTTTAAATGATACACAAATTGATATCATAAAACTTCACTTAGCTACATCTAAAGGCGGAAAAGTATAAATACCTTTATAACTTAATTTATTATTTAAGAAAAACAGGTATTGAGAATGAGTGATCAAGAGAATTACTTTAACATAGACTATCCAGGGTATTCACCTTTAGAAGTTTCCTTAAACGACCCAGAAGATTTTTTGAAGGTCAGGGAAACATTGTCTCGAATTGGAGTAGCTTCAAAAAAGGACAAGGTTCTTTATCAATCTTGCCACATCCTACACAAGAAAGGTAGATACTTTATAACACACTTTAAAGAACTATTCGCACTTGACGGCAAGGAAGCAGACTTTCAAGACAACGATTTACAGCGAAGAAATACTATTGCAAAACTTCTATCAGATTGGGGTTTAGTAAAATTATTAACTGAAGCAGACGATTTGGCGCCTTTAAGCCAAATTAAAATTATTTCGTTTAAAGAGAAAGGTGAGTGGGAGTTAATCCCCAAATACAATATTGGAAAGAAAGTTAAATAAAAATCAAATAGAAGCCCTCCAACTTATTAAAACAGAACAGGACAAAGTGGGGCCTGGTTTCTGTGTGCTCAAATGGTATCACCAAGAAATGCACTTAGGAACAGGTAGAGCTCATTCCTGCTATCATTGTCCTACACATCAAATACCTTTAGGAGCAGATTTACATAACACACCTCACAAAGTTGAACAAAGGGCAACGATGTTACAAGGTGGCAAACCTTCAGAGTGCTCTTATTGTTGGGAGGTAGAGGATCTTAATTTAATCTCAGATAGGCAGACACTTGCAGTACAATTTTTCAAACATAATCGAGACATAGTAAAAGAGGCACAAGAAGCAGGCCTTGAATATGTTTATCCTAAGTATTTAGAAATATCATTCACAAATAAATGTCAAATGGCATGTAGTTATTGTGGTCCTGTATTTAGCACAACCTGGGAAAAGGAAATAGAAAAAGAAGGACCTTATGGATTATCAAAACCTTATAATTTAATCCATACACCTCAAATAGAAAACTCTCCATATATACAAAAATTTTGGAAGTGGTTTCCACAAGCTTATGAACATTTATTTGTTCTTAGGGTTACAGGAGGAGAACCATTATTAGATAAGAATACATATAAGCTCTTAGAATATGTGAAAGCTAATCCTAGGGAAGGCCTAACATTCCATTGTAATTCTAATCTTATGGTTACTGAAAACAGAGTAATAAAATATATTAATCTAGTTAAAGATATACCTAATACAAAACTTTATGTCAGTATAGATTCATGGGGCAAACAAGCAGAGTATATCAGGCACGGATTAGATATGGGACATTTTGAAGAGAACCTTCATAAGGTTTTAGCAAGTGGTGTTCCTGTAGGAATAATGTGTACATTTAACTTCTTGTCTATTCCAAATTCAAGTGAATTCCTTTTTAAAATGGCAGAACTTAAAAATACATATGGAGATTTAATTACAATAGACATGCCTTATATGGTAGAGCCAGACCACCTTTCAGCACAAATCGCTGACGATTATCATATAAGTATAATGGAGAACAGTTTAAAAGAAATGGAAAATTATCCACAGTTTACGACTGGAGAGATAGAGAAATATAGAAAGACAGTTGGCTGGATAAAAGCAAATAGGTTCAAAGGTGAAGAACTAGAAAAAAATAGAAAAGACTTTTGGACTTTTATAACAGAACATGATAGAAGGAGAGGCACCGAATTTAAAAAAGCCTTCCCAGAACTTGGAGTGATAGGATTTAGAAATGGAACATAAGCAAGGTGAATTAGTAGTATGGTCTTTAAATAATCCATTTATCTATACAATAGATGATTTTATACCTGAAAAAGTAATAGATGATCTTGTAGAAGATATAGAGAAACATGGAGAATTCCAAAAAGCAAAAGTGGTTTCTAACGATGGTACAGGAACTTCTGATATTAGAAGAACTAACTCATCAACGAGTCTTCATTACTTACATTCTCCCTCAGCAGTAGCATTTTTAAATGCGTGTTCTAATACATTAAGACTTCATCAATCTCAAGCAGAGCCTTTATCTATTATTAAATATCAAAAGGGAGAACAGTATGAAGGCCATCATGATGCCTTTACCCTAGAACAAATAGAACAATATGTACCTCAAGCAGGAAATAGAGTAGCAACAGCATTACTTTATTTGTGTGATGTACAAGACGGTGGCGAAACAGATTTTCCACAGTTAAATATTACAGTAAAACCTAAGAAAGGTAGATGTGTCTTTTTTCAAAACACGCACACAGGTACAGAAGTACCTTTAGAAACCAGTTTCCATGCTAGTCTTCCTGTTATAAGAGGAGAAAAAATGGCATGTAATTTATGGTTTAGGCGTGGTGTTTATGACAATAATTTATACCAAAAATGGCTAGAAAGCGAAAAGAGTGTATAAATAATAATGATACGCCGGAAGGGTATCATATATTAACCTTGCTAACTAATAGGAGGAAACTAAAATGGTAAGCATAAACACGACAAACTGGGACAATTTCGTCCAAACATTTCCACAAATCGAAAGAGAATTCATAGGCTTCAATAAGGTATTTGATGCAATAACAGCATCTAGCCCTGGAGTGCAAAGTTCCTTTCCACCTTACAATGTTAAGAAAGTGGATGATACTAATTTCATTATCGAGATAGCTGTTTCAGGCTTTAAGAAAAATGAAATTACAATAAGAAAAGAATCTAAAGATGGTTCAGTACTTATTGTAGAAGGTAACCAAGAAAAAGATAAAGAATCTAATTTTATACACAAAGGTATAGCTGAAAGAAACTTTACTAGAGCTTGGAACCTTGCAGACACAATAGAAATTAAGTCTGCAAAAATGGATAATGGTGTTTTGGCAATAGCATTAGAAAATGTTGTTCCCGAATCTCAAAAACCACAAGTGATAGACATTAAATAATTATAGGAGATAAGGAGCATGTCAAACATTCAAATAGTTAAACTAACAACAGGTGAGGATCTAATAGGTGATGTAACAGAGTCGGAGATTGAAGGTAGAGGATTTCTAGTTATAGATAAACCGGCCATTATAATGATGATGCCAAATCCTGGAAGTGAAACTGATTTTAGCGTGGGACTTGCTCCTTACGCTCCATTTGCAAAAGACCACAAAGTACCAGTCTTTCCAACTCATATTGTTTCAGTATATGATCCAGGTAAAGATATGTTAAACGCATATAATAAGAAATTTGGATCTGGAATTGTTCAGCCAGACTTTATAAATAAAAAGGTGTTGAACGAATCTAAAAAAGGAAAGTAAATGTATGAATATAGAGTTAAGATTGTCAAAATAATTGACGGAGATACAGTAGATGTGGATATCGACTTGGGCTTCGGTTGTTGGCTCAAAAAACAGAGAATACGTCTGCATGGGATCGATACTCCCGAAAGTAGAACCCGTGACCTCGACGAGAAACGATACGGACTTATGGCGAAGAAATTCCTCACGCAGCAGATTGAGAACGGAGCTATACTCAAAACAAGGCTCGATAAAAAAGGAAAATATGGAAGGATACTTGGTGAATTTATTAGTTTAGATGGTAACACTAATATTAATGAACTTATGATCCGTAAACATCATGCCGTTTCCTATCACGGCGCAAGTAAGGAAGATATAGCAGAAGGCCACTTGCGAAATAGGACCAAAGTTAAAGAAATATAATTGACTCAAGGTTCGTAAGAGCTTATAATGTGTATATTATGTTTAAGGTGTTGTTATGAATTTTTATACTTATGCAAGACATTACGGCGATAAGATACTTTTCCGTGGTGTAGACAAATATGGTGGCCGTGTTACGGCTAAGCATGATTTCAGGCCTACACTCTTTGTTAAGAGCAAAGAAAAATCCAAATACAAAAGCATCTTTGGTGAGAATGTATCACCAATAAAATTCTCTACTAATAAGGAGGCCACCGCTTTCTTTGACAGTTATAAAGATGTAGACAATTTCCCTATATATGGACAAAATTATTACGCATACCAATATATCACCGAGAATTATCCTGGTGTTGTAGAATGGGATGCTAAAAGTATGGCAATCTATTCTATTGATATTGAAACAACATCAGAAGGTGGATTTCCAAATGTGGACTCTCCCTCCGAGAAAGTGTTAGTTATCACACTTCAAAACAACAACACCAAAGAGATAACAACATGGGGTTTGGGAGAGTTCACTCCTGGTGAGGATACAAAACATTTAGATATAGAATATATTAATTGTAAAGATGAAACAGAACTGCTTGTAAGTTTCTTAGGATGGTGGAAGGATAATACTCCTGATATTATTACAGGTTGGAACAGCAATTTGTTTGACATGCCTTATCTTATTACAAGAGTTCAAAGGGTATTAGGTGAGAATGAACATAAAAGATTCTCTCCTTTTGGATTAGTTAACAAAAGGCCTATTAGATTTGCTAATCGTGAGATGACAGCATTCGAGATTACAGGTGTTGCACAATTAGATTATTTAGACTTATATAAGAAGTTTACTTATGTTACAAGAGAGAGTTATAAACTAGACTTTATTGCTGAAACAGAACTAGGTAAAAACAAACTTGAGTCTGGCTTTGACACATTTAAAGAGTTTTATGAGAAAGACTGGAATAGATTTGTAGAATATAATATTATAGATACAGTTATTGTTGATGAGTTAGAAGATAAGATGAAACTTATTGAACTGGCTATTACAATGGCCTATGACGCTAAATGTAATTATAATGATGTATTCTCAGCTGTTCGAACTTGGGATAGTTTATTATATAATCATTTATGGGAAAAGAATATCGTAGTCCACCAAGGTGGTGGAAGAAAAGAAAGGCAAATAGAGGGAGCTTATGTTCAAGAACCAAATCCTGGAGCTTATGATTGGGTGTGTAGTTTTGATGCTACTAGCCTGTATCCTAGTATCCTAATGCAACACAATATGAGTCCAGAGACTATTGTTCCTGGATTTGCATATGATGTTAAAGTAGACGATCAATTAGATAGATATCAATTAGATAAGTTAAAAGAAAAGAATTATACTATGGCAGGGAATGGTTCCTGTTATACAAGAGAAAAGAAAGGATTATTTCCTGAGATAGTACAGAAGTTTTTTGATGATAGATTAAGATATAAAAGACTTATGCAAAAAGCACAATCAGACTTTCAGGAGACTGGAGCATTACATCACAAGAATGAGATTAGTAAATATAATAATTTCCAGATGGCTCGTAAGATTCAATTAAACAGTTTATATGGTGCATTAGCTAATCAGTACTTTAGATTCTATGATGATAGGATTGCAGAAGGTATTACAATGTCAGGTCAATTAATTATTAGAGATACAGCTAAAGCATTAGATGCTTATATGAATAAAGTATGTGGCACAGATGATGAAATGTATTCTTTTTATAGTGATACTGATTCTTGTTATGTTACATGTAAAAAATTGGTAGAGAATTTCTTTCCTGATAAAAGTATAGATAAGGTTGTAGGCCTTCTTGATAAGATAGGCACAGATAAAATTGAACCTGCTATTGCACAAGCAATGACAAAGTTAGGGAATTATACTAATGCTTTTGAACATAAAATAGATTTTAAGAGAGAAGTTATAGCAGATAAAGGTGTATTTGTTGCTAAGAAACGATACGCTTTAAATGTATTAGATGATGAAGGATTGAGATTAAAAGAACCCAAGTTAAAGGTTATGGGTTTAGAGATAGTGAGAAGTAGCACTCCTGGCCCTATTAGAGAGTCTCTAAAAGAAGCTGTTAGACTTATACTTACCTCAGACGAGGAACACTTACAAACATTTATAGAGGAAGCCAAACAGGATTTTAAATCTAGAACACCTGAGGATATTGCATTTCCTAGAGGGTGTAATAATTTAAGAAAGTACACTTCAGGTTCTGACATATACACAAAAGGAACACCTATACATGTCAGAGGAAGTTTATTATATAATAATTTAATTAAGAAAAAGAATCTTAATCTCAAATATGAGATGATACAAGAAGGAGATAAAATTAAATTTTTGTATTTAAAAGAACCTAATAATATTGGTGAGAATACCATTGCATTTGTAACAAAACTCCCTAAAGAGTTTGATGTTGACAAATATGTAGATTATGATTTAATTTTCCAAAAGGCATTTGTAGATCCTTTGGAAAATATTTTAAAACCTTTGGGGTGGAATACAGAACCTCAAGCAACATTGGAGGATTTATTTGGATGAGACACGGAAAAGATAGACCATACTCTGCCACAGGAGGCAGGAAAGCAAGGCGTGAACGAGCATTAGAGCGTTTACAAAAAACTAAGTTCAAACCTAAGACAATGTCTAACGGGAAGGAAAGAAATGAAAAGAACTGGACAGAGAAAAAAGAAAAACAAATTGAAACACTTGAAGGAAGAATCAAAACATCAGAAACAAAGGGTTATGTTTCAAGAGAAAACCGTTAAGGATCAAGCAGAGAGAATAGAAGAACAATGGCAAAAAATACAAAATATGCAATCGTCGGATACGGATTTGTAGGTAAAGCTACAGAATACCTGTTACAAAAACATATAGACGGAGAACAAGAGGTCTTTATTCACGATCCTGATTTAGGCCATACGATTAATAATTGGGCAGAAATGGATTATGCTTTTATTTGTGTTCCAACTAACCTAAAGCACGGAAAATTAGACACTTCTATTATAGATAATATACTGTCTACGCTTTATGTTGGAATTATACCAGTGATTAGAAGTACAATAGGTCCTGATCAATGTATCAATTACGCTAATAAAGGTTGTATTATTATGCCAGAGTTTTTAAGAGAAAATCATTGGAAGGAAGATGTAGACGATCCTAATATAGATCTTCTTATAGGACATCATAATCATAATGAATTTGTTGACCTAATGTCATGTGGAAGTAAATTTGTAAAGCCGGTAACACCGTGCCAAGCAAGTGCTATAAAACTATTTAGAAATGCTGCACTAGCAGTTAAAGTAGGATTAGCAAATGACTTCAAAAATATATGTGAAGCGTATGATATCGATTATGATAACATACAAGAGTTTTTAGAGAACGATGAAAATCTAGGAGGCACACATTGGGCTGTCCCAGGGCCAGATGGAAAGGTAGGATTTGGTGGTACTTGTTTACCAAAAGATTTGACTCATGCTTCTGGATTGTGCTATACTGATTATAATATTATGAATACGGCCATATGGGCTAATAAACACAGGAGAGATGATGAATAAATTACTTGATAGAATTAAGCAAAATTCTACGATAAAGGAAACAGATATACTGACTGAATCTAAGTTCTTTAATGAACAGGATATGATACAGACATCTGTTCCAGCAGTGAATGTTGCTTTAAGTGGGAGGTTAGACGGAGGATTGACTCCTGGCCTAACTGTATTTGCAGGACCTAGTAAACATTTTAAAACAGCGTTTGCTATGTTACTAGCAAAGTCTTATTTAGAGAAATATGACGATGGTGTCGTGTTGTTTTATGATAGTGAGTTTGGAGCACCTCAATCCTATTTTGAAACTTTTGAGATTGATACAACAAGAGTAGTACATAGTCCTATTTCAGACATTGAACAATTAAAACATGATATTATGCAACAGTTAAATGGAGTTGAAAGAGACGATCATATTATGATTATTGTAGACTCTGTAGGTAACTTAGCTTCTAAGAAAGAAGTAGAAGATGCTTTAGAAGGTAAGAGTGTTGCTGATATGACAAGAGCCAAACAAATGAAGTCATTGTTTAGAATGGTTACACCACATTTAACAATTAAAGATATCCCTGCTATTGTAGTTAATCACACATATAAAGAGATAGGGCTATTCCCTAAAGATGTTGTCAGTGGTGGCACAGGTATTTACTATTCAGCAGATAATATTTTTATTGTTGGTAGACGACAACAAAAAACAGGAACAGAAGTTACAGGTTATGAATTTGTAATAAATGTTGAGAAGTCTAGGTTTGTAAGAGAGAAATCTAAAATCCCTGTAGAAGTTACATGGGAAGATGGTATTAGTAAGTGGTCTGGATTGCTTGATATGGCATTAGCATCAGGCCATGTTATAAAACCTAGTAATGGTTGGTATCAAAGAGTTGATTTCGATTTAGATAATGCTCCTATTGGTACAAAGCAAAGACTTAAAGACTTAAATAAAGATTTTTGGTTACCTATATTAACGGATAAAAGATTTAGTGACTGGGTGCAAAAACAATATACAATAGGCTCTGTGGATATGATAGCAGAGGAAATTAGTGATGAAGATATCCAACAAGAATACGATAAAGTGTGATAGGTGTGAAAAACCTATAAAGAAAAAAGATAAAGCATATTGCTTTCATAGTGATGAACAAGAGGTGTATATTTGTGCCCCTTGTGTTATTGAGGTTTATAATGAATATAAGGATAAAGTTTAATGCTTGATACGGTTATACTTGTCAATTTAGTAAGAAACGAACAATATGTCAGAAAAGTTCTACCTTTTATAAAAGAAGAGTATTTCCAAGATACAGATCATTCTTATGCGTTCACACAGATAAGAGAGTATATAGAAAAATATAATACTACACCAACATTAGAAGCAATGTCTGTTGCATCAGACAAAGCAACTGAAGAACAAAGAAAACTCTTACAGACAATATTTGAATATAAACAAGAGCCACAGGAACTAGAATGGCTCGTTGATGAAACAGAAAAATTCTGTAAAGATAAAGCTGTATTTAATGCAGTATTAGAAGGCATACAAATTATTGATGGTAAGAATAAAGATAAGAGTCCTGATGCATTACCAGATTTATTAACAGAAGCTTTACAAGTAGGTTTTGATACTAATGTAGGCCATGATTTTATAGAGGATGCAGATAAAAGGTTTGATTTTTATCACAGGCTGGAAGAAAAGGTAGAGTTTGATTTAGATAGATTTAATATTATTACAGAGGGTGGTTTAAGTAATAAGACATTGAATATAGCACTAGCAGGCACTGGTGTAGGTAAATCATTGTTTATGTGCCATATGGCGTCTGCTTGCATCTCTAAGGGGCAAAATGTCTTATATATTACTCTAGAAATGTCAGAAGAAAGAATCGCAGAAAGAATAGATGCTAACTTAATGAATATTCCTATACAGGAATTAAAAGATTTATCTAAGGAAATGTATCAAGATAGAATAGGTATATTAAAAGATAAATTTGAGGGAAGACTTATTGTTAAAGAATATCCTACAGCGTCAGCACATACAGGACACTTTAAAGCATTGATTAATGAATTGAAGTTAAAAAGAAATTTCCACCCAGATATTATTTTTGTTGATTATTTAAATATATGTACAAGCTCTAGGTTCAGGCCAGGAAGTAATGCTAACTCTTATACAATTATTAAGAGTATTGCAGAAGAACTTAGAGGTTTAGCAGTAGAAATGGATTTACCTATTTTTAGTGCTACACAAACAACTAGGTCAGGTTTTGAAAGCAGTGATGTTTCATTAACAGATACCTCAGAAAGTTTTGGCCTTCCAGCTACAGCAGACTTGATGTTTGCTATTATAAGTACAGAGGAGTTAGAACAGTTAGGGCAGTTTATGATAAAACAATTAAAAAACAGATATGCTGATCCTATAAAAAATAAAAGGTTTATGATAGGGGTTGATCGTTCTAAAATGAAATTATTTGATTTAGAAGACTCAGCACAAAACGCATTAACAGATTCAAATATTGAAGTACCGGTATTTGATAGTGGTAACCAGTCGGAGAACAAATATGACGACATTACATATTAAAGATTTAGAATTTGAAGTACTAGACAATGTTTTAGCAAAGAGATATTCTCAATTCCTTAAAGAGCATTTGCATGAAACAAAAGAGTTTTATTTTATGGGTGATAGAGAAGAAGAAATTCTTGCAGAAATAGATAAGATTGTTTATATGTTAGGAAAAGAGCCTACAAGAAATATGAACAAGTTACATGAATATTTCGCAGATCACGATGACGAAGAGGAAATGTCTCGTTTGAATAATCTTATTCATTATTATGAATTGGTGATTAATAATTTTCCACCTAGATGGGGAATGATGAATGGACACTCAACATTAGAATTATTTCCACAGGACTATGAGTACTTTACATTAGAAAGACAACCTGGTTGGTTATATATTAGTTACCCTCATGTAGGTAAACATTTTGCCGAGATAGCTTGGAGTAACGATTATGACATAGAGGAACATCAATATGTTCCACAAGAATTTATGAGGCCAAGTTTTCATATATGGTTGGGCGATCCAATATCAGTTGAAAATGTAAATTTGTTCCAACCAAGGATACAAATGGCTCATGATAAATTAAAAGTTAAATTAAATTTACCTGATATAGACGATCCAGCCCTAAGATGTGGATATATTCCGTTTGCTAAACTCAAAGATGATATAAATACTAATGACCTTACAAATTATTTTTTAAAGTGTAAGAGAAAAAGTAAACATCAATGGGAGTTATTTAAGGAAGATGGCTGAGAAAAGAGAAAATTTCGTAGAAATAAGTTTAGACGAGTATGAAGAACTAAAGGCACAAATACCTACTGATGAACCAGCAGCAGTAGACGCAAAACCTTGGTGGAGTGCACCTGACGATAGAGGTTGGATTTGGATTGCACCAGAGTATTTTAGTAGATGGAGGTTATTTCCTCGTGCATTTATAAGCATGTACATTTACTTGTTATTTAAGGTTGTAACTTGGTTCATGAATTTGCCAGCACCTATAGCAGAACAGTCTGCTTTAGTAAGTGTTATCGTAGGAGCTGGAGCAGCGTGGTTTGGTTTGTATGTAAATAGCACAAGCACAGATCATAATAAGGATTAATAATGCCTGAGATAGTTTTATCAGATTTCTATGTAGAGTTCATAGGTTTTTTACTGACCCTAATCGTAGGGTTGAGTATTAGGGACGCAGCTACATCTTTTGTCAAGGGTGCAAAGTTTAGATTAAACAAAGCATTCGTAGAAGGTGATAAAGTTATATTAGACGGCCAGCCTGCGCTTATTGTTAAAATAGGTTTGAGTGAAACAGTTTTCGGAATCTATGGAGAAGATGGATATACATGGAGGTATGTTCCGAATACTAGAATAGAGTTTTTAAAGTTGGAAAAAATAGTAGATCCTGATTTGCACAGGGATACAGATCAAGAAAGGGCACAACGATTAGTAGATGCTTTACAAGATGCTAACATTAAAAGAAATGGAGATGAAATTGCAAAAATTAAAAATGGAGATAAGTGATGCCCCCAAAGTTCAAGCCAAGCGCTAAAGAAAATATTAGAGGTAAAGATGGTAGATTAACCGGAAGAACCCAAATCAAACATTATTATTTGAAACAAACCTCAACCGAGGAAATAATAAAGGCCATAAATACAGGCAAAAAGAAACATAGAAATAAATTTATTAATGAGTTAAACAGACGTGGAGTGAAATTAGTATGGAAGACGGAAGAAGAGATAACGACGGCGTAGTAGGCCTAGATAAAAGTCCTATAGACGAATCTAAAAAGGCATTTATACAAAAACCAGCAGCACTAAAAATCTATGACGGTGCTCTAAGTGAAGAATTTTGTGATGACTTATTAGAAGTTTTTTATACCAATGAAAAGCTACATAAAATTCTCCAAGGCGAGAATTACGATTACACAGAATACAACTATACCTCAAATCATAAGGATGAAGATATCCATGGCAGACTTATGGAGCATATAGGAAAACTATATAAACATTATCTGAAAGATCTAGGTACAACGAATATGATTAAAGTATCAGGTTTTGAAGAGATGAAAATTAAAAAATATGATGAAAAGAAAGGGTTTCATAATTTACATATAGAATCAGTAGATCATGCAAGTGCTATTCGAGCAGTCAGTTTTGTCTTTTTCTTAAATGAGAACGAGGGTAATGTGGATTATCCTATGCAACATATAGGAGTTGAGCCAATTAAAGGTAGGGTAGTTATTACACCAACATCATGGGAATACCCTTTAAATCAGCATAAATCCAACTTTCATGACAAATATACGCTAGAAACTTACTTACATTTAGGATAAGTTACTGATATCACAGAGGAAAAGATTTGATAAAATGCTTGACTTATGGTCCGCCAGAGTGCATAATAACGGTATATTAAATAAAAAGGTATAAAGATTATGACAGAATGGAACGAAT